GATAACGATCCGGCTACCGAGACTTACGTAAGCAGTTCGGAATACATTTTAAGAATTAAGCGATGAAAATAACACTAACAAAAAAAGTAACCTCTCCTAGTGGTAAGAAGCTAGCTAAAGGTCTAACTTTAACAGTAGTAAACGAATACGGCCAGGAGCTTATAGAAGCGGGTAAGGCTGTAGAATTTGGAGAGGAAGCCCCGGCAGAGGCTCCGCAAGTAATAGAAGACGAACAAATAAATTTAAATTAAAATGGCAACTACTGGAATTATGAACGGAACCCTACTAGGGGTTTATTCGGGAAGCACTTTACTAGCTCACGCTACAGAGGGCTCTATCTCTTTATCAATGGATACTAGAGACGCAACTACTAAAGACTCTAGCGCTAGCAGAGACTTACTAGAAGCAACAAAAAGCGGTACTATTAGTGTATCTGCATTATATGCAGAGGACGCAGCTTACGGCGTAGATGATCTTATGACAGCTTGGGCAGCTCGTACTGTTCTTACTGTTAAGTTCTCTACTGAGGTAACTGGGGACCACTTCTGGAGCGGTTCTGCTTACGTTACTTCTTTGGAAGTTAACGCAGGAATGGAGGACAATGTAAGTTACTCGGCTACATTTGAGTTAAGCGGAGCTATAACTTACGGCGTAGTATCTTAATAGCAAACACAAAACACACATAAAGCAAATGGTAAAGAAGGTTAACATAGGAGGCGAAGAGAGGCCAGTAAAATTTGGCTTCGCGGCACTAATGCAATTTACTGACGCTACCGGTTATACGTTAGCGCAGTTAGATAGTATAGGCGATAGCCTAACACTAAGCCAAGCTATAGAGCTTATTAAAGCTGGACTAAAGCAAGGCGCTAGAGTAGAGGGCGAAAAGTTTAACGCTACTAGCGAAGAGATAGCCGACTGGCTAGACGAAAGCCCGGAAGCCTTAGAGCAAGTATTAGCAGTCTTTACCGAAAGCTTTACACCTGCAAAAAAGTAGACGGGGTTAGGGGACCTAAAGGCCCCGAAGCCCCGCTTACTTTTGACCGCTGCGAAGAGATAGCTTTAGGCTTACTAGGTTATAACTACAGCGAGTTTATAGAACTTACCCCGCGCAGCCTTAATAATGCTGTAGCGGGTTTTAGCGAAAAGAGGGAAGCGGTAAGCCGCGAGCTTTGGGAAATAATGCGAAGCCAAACGGTAACGCTAGTTAACTTACAGCTACCTAAGAATAAAAGAGTAAAGCCCAAGGAGCTCTATAACTTCCCTTGGGACAGCAAACACAAAGGGGCAAAGCTAAGTAAAGAACAAGCTAAAGCAATACTAAGCAAATGGCAAAAAAGAGCGTAGCGAGTACTAACGTTAGCATAGGCGCTAACTTAAACGGACTTAAAAGAGGGCTAAAAATAGCCAGCTCTAAATTACGCCGCTTTGGTACGCAAGCTAAACAAATAGGTACTACTTTAAGTACTGGAATTTCTGCGCCTCTAATTGGATTAGGGGCTATTTCAGTTAGGACCTTCTCTACCTTTGAGGCAGAGATGAGCAAAGTAAAGGCCGTCTCCGGTGCTACTGAAAACCAATTTAAAACACTAGAAGCCCAAGCTAAAAAGCTAGGGGCTACTACAACCTTTACAGCTTCCGAGGTAGCAGGCTTGCAGGTAGAATTTGCAAAGCTTGGTTTTACGGCTAGCGAGATAGATAAGGTTACGGAATCTACACTATATTTAGCCCAGGCCGGAGGCGCTGAACTAGGACGAGCGGCAGAGGTAGCAGGATCTACTTTACGAGCCTTTGGACTAGCAGCCGAAGAAACGGGCAGAGTTACGGACGTAATGGCCTCTAGCTTTGCTACCAGTTCTTTAGATATGGAGAGCTTCGCGGAAGCTATGAAGACCGTAGCGCCTATTGCAAAAGCTACGGGCGTAAGTATGGAGGAAGCTAGCGCAATGCTAGGAGCTTTAGCCAATAACGGTATTAAAGGCTCTATAGCAGGTACAGCTTTAAAGAAGATACTTAGCGACTTACATAAGGAAGGTAAGCCAATGACGCAAACCTTTAAAGAGCTATCTAATCAAAATATAAGTTTAGCGGATGCTAACGACTTAGTAGGAGATAGGGCTAAAGGTGCTTTACTAGTGCTTACCGAGCAAATGGGGCTAGTAGATGAGCTTACGTTAAGCTATCAAAATGCCGAAGGCGCAGCGCAAGCTATGGCCGAGGAAATGATGGATAACACCGCCGGAGCGTTTAAGACTTTACAAAGTGCTACGGAGGGGGCCTTAATTGAGATAGGCGAAGCTATAACCGAAAACGAGATATTTAAAGGGGTACTAGAAAAGCTTACCGCTACAGTAGGAAAGATTACTAAAGCTATTAGCGGAATGAGCGACGCGGAGCTATATAACAAAGTTATACTAGCTGGCTTACTTGCTTTGGTCCCTTTGATAATTACGGCGGTAGGAGCTCTTACTATAGCCTTCGGATCTTTAACGGCTGCTATGGGGCCAGTAGGTATAGCTATAGCCGGGGTTACTGCTTTGTATCTAGGTTTAAGAAAAGAAGTAGACCTAACACAAAAAGCAGTAGATAAAGCGCTAGCAAGTGAAGACGCAGAAAAGAGCGCCAAGGAACTACAAGACCGCTACGAGCTTTTAACGGATTCTATTATAGACCAAGGCCAAGCTATAAAAGAATACGTAGCTAACTATAGTAACCCGTTTTACGACGCGGAAGAAACTAGACGCTATAAAGAATTAAAAGGACACCTAGAAACCTTAAAAGCGGAGCGCGAGAAAGTAAGCGCTGGCCTAGACAAGTTAAGAGAAAAACAAGCAGCCAATAATAAAGAAACCGAGGAAGCTACCGAAGTTACTAAACAGTACGAATCAGTAGTAAGCGGATTAGCTAAAACCATAGACGCTGACTTATACCCTAGTCAAGAAAGGGTAAAGGAATTACTAGACGGAGTATTTACCCAAGTACATAGCAATAATCTTTTTAATTATAGAGAAGGTCTAAAGCGTTTAAAACAACCTTTAGAGCAGGCTATAGATTTAACTAACGGACTAGGAAGACAAATAGCTGACGGTTTTGGTAACGCTATGGCTAATATGGTTATGAGTGTAGACGAGGCGTTTACCTTATATAACGATATGGTAGACGAGGGAGCTAGCAGAACGGAAGCCTTAACGGCCTCCGTAGGTCTATTAGCTACAAGCTTTATGCAAACCTTGGGCCAAGCTATTCAAAGTATAATAGCACAGCTTTTAGCAGCAGTAACAGTAGCCGCTATACTAGCAGTAGTATTAAGTTTAGCTACTGGGGGTATAGCAGGCACTAGCTTACAAAGTATAGGTACAGCAATGAAGCTAGTTACTTTACCTGCTATGGGTATTCCTGGACTTGCCGAAGGAGGTATAGTTACTGGACCTACTCTAGCTTTAATTGGAGAAGGTAGAGAAAGCGAGGCAGTAATACCACTAAGCAAGCTACCACAAATAGCAGGAGCCAACGGAGGAGCTGTAGAGGTGTACGGACGCATAAGCGGCCAGGACATACTCCTAAGCTCCGAGAAAGCAGGACGAGTACGAACTAGATATAGAGGCTTTTAGTAGATGGGTTTAAGATTACAAAGCGAATTCCACAGCTCAACAAATAAGCTCTATAAGATAGAGATATACCAGGAAGGCTATAGCGCGGGTATTACTTCTTTTACGGTAGCTAGCGACGGCTTTACCTTGGAATACTCCGGAGAAACCGACGACATAGTAAGCCCTATTATTGGTTCTAGGTGTACGATAAACGCCTATAACGAAGTAGGGGCTTTTGATAGCTTTATAAATAAACTAACCAATAGACAAGAGCACCTATTTTACGTTAAGATAAGTTTAGACAGCGGAAGCGGTTACGGTACTTATTGGACCGGTGTAGTTACTCAAGATCTTGTAAGCGAATTAGACGAAAGTAAGCCGCGCATATTCCAAATAGTAGCTACGGACGGAATAGGCCTACTGGCTAACAAAGAGTACCAAGAGTTAACGGACCAAACAGTAGAGGACTTCTTAGAAGATGCTGTAGGAGCTATAGGCTTAGACGAGATTTACGCAGCGAGCGACTTATTTTACGCTACTTCCGTAAATGTTTGGGACATACAGCAAACCTACAGCGCTACTACGGACGTTACTACGCTTACTAGGTTTGATCCTAGGGTATATAGCTCTAAAGACGAAGACGGAACTATAACGTATTCTAATTACTTAGAAATACTAAAAGAGCTTTGTATAGCTTTTGGTGCTAGGTTCTATCAAAAAAATGGTATTTACTATTTCGAGCAATACCTAGAAAGAGCTAACGCTAGCAGGGTAGTATATACTTATAGATTTGCCGGAACTTTAGGAGCTTTTGCTACTGTAAGCGACGACGTAACGCTAGACGGTACGACTACTGGAGGGGCTAGGCTTTCGGGTAATAGCTATACTTACTTGCCTGCTATGCAGAAAGTACAAGTAAGCTTTAACCAAGAGCGAGCAAATAACTTGCTAGCTAGTGGTATGACTTTTACAGCTAGCACCGGAAGACAAAACTTAGGCTTTTTATCGGACAGCGATAACGCTAGAGTAGAGGTAGTAGGAGACTTACTTTACCAGCTCACGCATAACGGCGGAGCGGGTACGGTAACTATTGGTTTATCTTGGCGGCCCGTATGGCGTATAGAACTACGCATAGAGGACGTGCTAAACCCCGGAACGTACCACTACCTTAATAGATCTTGGAGCCCAGGAACGGCACCCGGCGCTAATATCTACGGGGCTACTTCGTGGATTTCTTCTACTTCAGCTACTAACGCTCAAGGGTACTACTACTATTTAGATGGCGGTAGCGCTAATAATGAACTAGACGGCGTTTACCTAGCTAAAGTAGTAGGTCTAGTTACTCCGCCTTTACCGGTAAGCGGTACGGCAGAGCTAGACGTAGAATTTTACAACGTCTACGACTTTAACTATAACGTACAAACCGTACCGAGTTACTTTACCGAAACTAGAACGGCTAAGAACTTTAGAGCGCTTTACTTGAATGATAGCGGAGCGCAAAGCGATATAACTATATACAGCTCTACCAATAGTAGCAATACGGTAAAGAGTAACCTTATACTAGATCTTGGCGAGTTAAG